TCACATAACCCTATTCATCAATGAGCTATGGTTTCTGCTCAGAGCCATTACATCATCGACTAGCTTATCAATCTGCTGTTGTTGCATCTGCATCCGGCCTTGAAATGCTTGGTACTCTCGCTCGTCTACCAGTGATAAGCCATATTCTTTCGCTTGTTGTTTGAGTAATTGAAGCTCTGGAGATTGAGTGCGCAGTGCGTTGGCAAGATCTTGTTTGAGGATTCGTTTCGCTAATGCATGTTCGAAACCCTGTTCCTGTGACCAAGCGTTCGTGTGAAAGACCGAGTTGTAGTGGACGTGGATATTCTGCGTGGTGACGTTTTTTGCTTTGGCGAGTTCGTAGATTAGGTCATTCAGTGATAAGTCTGATGGTGGAATTGGAGATGGAAGTTGCGGTGTTTTATTCGTACTCATGCTATCGAACGCACGAATGACATTGAGGTGGAATTTGGGGCTAATCCACATCGCGTATGCGTAGACCAGTTCTTTGCATACCCAAGTGCCGGAATTAGAACCGCCACGCTTGGTCTTTACAGCAAAGTAAGAATCCTTACTTTGCTCAATCTCATCTACTAATTCTTGGGTTTGTTTATTCTTAAGGAAGTGAACTGGTTTATGTGTTTGCTCACCACCGCTTGCTTTGTGTAAGTCATTTAATGAATACAAGCCGTCGAATAAGCGAATGTCATTTGAAAGAATAGTTAGATTGGGCATGAGGGCCTCCGGAAGTCGTTTTGGTAAACCACCACACGAAGGGTCCAATATTCGGGTGATGGACTGAACAGGGTTGGACCTACCGCAACTTCCGAAACGGCCAGCACGAAGCTGCCCCGCCCAGCCCACCATAATGCAGATAGTACGTTCTCTAATCAAAACGCCTATGTTCAGGTGCGCCGAAGCCGCACATAAAAAAACCAGCGGGTAGCTGGCATCAATGTGCCGAAAGTTAAATACAGGGGTCCAATCCTGACACTGGATTTTGCCAGTGCGAATTCATGTTAGCCACGTCAAAGATTAGAGTCAAACTGTTTATTTGCGCCTATTTGCGTATATATGCGCTTGATTTTAAGAAATGAAAGACTTTAACTATCCATAATATTTATAAGAATTAAAGGAACTGATGTGGCTACACCAAAAGTCTTTGTTAGCTCTACTTGCTACGATCTACAGGAAGAGAGAGCCCAATTGGAGCGATTCATAAGCAACTATGGATTTCAACCAGTATTGAGTGAATATAGTGGTGTCTACTACGATGTTGATGCACACACGCACGAGTCATGTGTAAATGAAGTTGCCCACTGTGACTTATTTGTTCTAATAATTTCTGGTAGGTACGGTGGTAGATACATCAATGGAAACGGTGAATCGATTACTCAAGCAGAGTACAACAAAGCGAAAGAACTTGGCTTACCCATTTTCACGTTTGTAAAAATGGATGTTTCAAACGCTCAACACATATACAAAGAAAACGTACGTGAGAATGATGAAGAGTTCGCCAAGAAGATCTCTTATCCAGCAATACATAAACAAGAAGATGCTTTTTCCATTTTCAATTTTATCGAATCAGTAACTCGTGCAAATACAAATAATGGTGTAGAAACCTATCAGTCATTTTCTGATATTGAAGGCCATCTTAAGAAACAATGGGCCGGCATGTTCTTTACATTCCTCAAGAAACGTAAAGAACAAGAGAATGTTGAAGATATTTTGTCTGTAGTGCAAAAACTTGTTGGTTCTACAGCAACGCTAGAGTCATTAGTAGAAAGCTTACACAGCAGTAGCGTTGGTGAAGAAGAAACGAAGCAAGTACTAAAGAGTTCTGAAATAAGATTAGATACGTATAAGTTCTATGAAATTTTGGCATCGCTAATTGGTGAAACAACAATTGGTAATAAGAATGGTTCTAAAAAGAAGAAAACACTATATATAACTGAAGATGATCTCGAATTATTAACATTACATCCAGTTGGTGAAGACTTAGAAAATTACTTAAATAACCCTGTGACATATACCGAAAACTTCTTCAACATTCCTAGTGAAAAAGGAACGCATGATTATATGGCTTTTGATATGATTGGGTACAAAAACGATAAAAGTTTTATGAGTTTCATAAATCGTGACAGTTATTTTCTGTTGGAAAAATGTTTTGAGAAAGGTGTGAAAAATGCGGATGATAAATTGAGAAAAGAAGCAATAAAATCAGCTTTTGACTTTTATACGATACAGTTTTAACCACAAACTTTTCTTTACATTCCAATCCTCGAAAGAAATAAATTGAAAATTTAAATAAGGCTTCAACATTACTTTGAAGCCTTGCAGTGATTGGCTTGCGCTTCGCCTAATCAGATCATTGAAAATCACAAGAGATCTTTCCAAAACGTCACAAAAAACAGAAAAACAATTAAATTTCAATGACTTAAATACCTGTTTACGATCTTTTCAGATCATCGTTTTTGCAATTCTTTGCAAATAATTTCAATTTTCGAAATTTTATTTAGCCTGATTTGAGGCGTTTTCTAGGGTTTCTGTCACTCGCCAAGCCCCTTACAGCGTAAGGCTTGGCGCTTTGTTTGGCTTTTGCTGCCACAGGCAAAATTTCGCGGAAATAAAATTGCGAAAAAAGTGATCCAAAAACCTCGCAGGCGGGTGTAGAGGAGCGCGGATTCCGTGGGTGAGTCGCTCGATTTCGTGAGCGTAGCGCTCTGGTTTGCTCATGGCGTGGTGTTAGTGCTTTGGTTGGTGCGTGACAGGCAAAAAGAAACGCAGCCGTGTGGCTGCGCTTTGGTGTGGTTTAAGCGGCTACTCAATCGGCCACTGTCCGGCAGAACTGCCGCTTGTTACGTTCGCTTTGGCATCTCTGTTAATTACAGTTTTCAACGCAGCGGCTATGGCTTCCATAAATGCATCGTTCATTTGATGATCACCTTTAGTCACAAAGCCTCTTGCTTCAAGTTCTTTGATTAACTCTGTTTTGGTTGCTTCTACTGTAACTGCCATTATTTGCCTGCCTTAACGGTACTGGATAGGTCGGAATGGGGTTTTCCGGTGAATGCGCAGATACAATCACCCTGCACTACGCCTTTGCCGCCGTTCATTGTGATTAGGTCTGCGGTAAAGCGCATGTTCTTGGCGCTGGCTTCCCAGTCCTTCTCGATGGTTTCCAGCCTTTGCCCCATGATTTTTAGCTTATCGTCTTGAGCGATGACGATGTTTCTCAGTTTGCCGATCACCGTGACCAGTTCACCAGAGGTGGCGATGTGGATGTTGCCCAAACTACCCAGTTCCAGATTGTCGCCAGCAAGCAGCTCAACCGCGCCCAGCGCTTCAATGACCTTTTTGCCTACGATGTTCTCTTTGCTGTGCCCTTTCACATCCATGTTATGGCTACCCAGTGTGGCCATGTACTGCGCGGCTTGTTCAATGCGTTGGTGTGACTGAGTGGTAAAGCTTTGGTCTGTTTTATCGGTGATGCTGCCAGCAGCATCAATGCGGCGGCTGACTTCTTCACGCTGCTGTTGGAGTTGTTCGCCCGGTTCAATTGACGGCAGCGCAAATTCCCGCCCGTAAACACCGCGAATAATTGGCCGATCGCTGCGGCCATAAGCAAATGCCATTTCCACGACTGAACCTTCAAGAGGGTACGCGAGCAATCCGGATTCGTGGCCGCTCATGTGAACCGGCAGCGGAATCGAACGATACACGGGAATGGCCGTGTTCGGCTGCATGTCTTCATCGATAATTTGCACATCAACGGCGTAGCGCGGACGAAATGGATCGGCGGTTTGTCCGGCGCAGGATGAATCACGCACCGCTTCCACACGACCAAAGATGGGTAGATGGTACCCGGCTGCGACTTCCGGCAATGCATCAAAGATTTCGCGCTGCTTGGCGGGCATCGTGTTTCCCATCCAGTAGGCCGTCATTTCATCACCGACCAGATCAACGCGGGTAATGCGCTTATCAAACGCGACTCGTCCGGGGCGAAGCATCGGGAACGGCACAAAGGTGACACTGTTACCATTCTGCCTCGATGTGAATTCGTGCGGGATGGTCATCGGTTTGTTGTGAAAGTGGCTGTCCTGATGCGAACCGAAATACACCACCTGGTCAGTATGTTGGTACCACACGCAATCTGGTACCGAGAACGCTTTGCCAATTTTATCCAGGCACTGGTAGCCATCGCCCTGATTGACGAAGTTAGGAATGATGCGGCGCGTGTAATCGGCGTCCGGCAGTTTGAATTCCAAGCCTGTCTTTTCGCTGATGAGCTCGAAAAGATCGCCCATGGTTGGGTGTTCAACACTCAGAGGGAGCGGCTTTGACAGGACGCCGGAGAGCTCTTTAACCGTGAGCTTAAAAGCACCGTTCGCGGCAGGGGCGACGTTCTCGATATAGCCCTCGAAGTACGGATCCGTTTGCTGCTCGTAGCCAATATCAAAACGCACTAATTCAAGTTTGCCAGGTGGTTGGCCCGCATTTACCACAAAAATGGCCTTGCCACCCAATGAAAGCTTGAGGCTGACTTTGTGGCTGGCCAAATCGTATTCCTGATTACCAATAAAGAGGCGTTTGGTCAGCTTCATTGTGTCGCCTCTTCATTCTGTTGCAGCGCCTGTTTCAAGCGGGTGTTTTCGCGCTGCTCTGGCTTCGTCTGGTCTTTTTGGCGCTGCTCTTTCTGCTCGGCCACACTGTTGTGCTCTTTGAGTTTGAAGGTAACCTGCCACGCCATTTTGTTGTCTTGCGGCGTGACGGAGAAGCGGCCTGAGAATTTCACGGTTTTTACCTTGAATGCGTTGGCCACATCGTTCACCACGCGGTACGTCAGGCGATCGCCGTTTTCGTCTTTGGCGTTACTCATGTTTTCAAGCTGCGCCAGCAGAGCAAGGTCTTTAAACGCGATTAGGCCGGAGACATCGAGCATCGCGGCTTTTTCGCCCTGCTCTGAGTCGTCGGTCAGCGATGACATACCGCTCATGTCCTGCGCTTTGAATTCGCGCTCAAACCCGACGCTGATGTTTTTGAGATTGAATGTCTGACCATCTAAGGCGAACACAATAGTTCCTCCCAAAACGTGAGTGGCTCATGGCTCAGTAGTAGGCTGGCGATGGTGAGCTGATGATTGTTCGGCGCCGCTGCGTTTTGCAATTGAGTGGCAATACTTTCCGCCGAGCCATTCAGTGACATGGAAAACACGCTGCCCTGCAGGTTTTTCAGGTTGTTGATGGCCCCCGAAATATCGCTCAACACCGCTGAACGTTTTGCAGCGAGTGCCTGCAATTTCCCGATGACGTGAGTACTGTCACTGGCGAGCGATTCTAACGTGGCGAGTTGCGCGCTTTGCTCTGAAAAGTAGTTACCGACTGGCTGCGCATTCAATGTGGCAAAGGGTTTGAAGCGCGGCTGAACCATGGCGACAGGTTGGTGTAACTTGTCACGCTCGTTGGTCACCAGCGCCTTCGCCTGCCGTGCCACTTGCATCCAGTCCGGCAGCGTCAACACGGCGGTAATTTGCTCCAGCTTGGCAGCAAACTCACTGATGCTCTGCCCGGTCAGCATGATGGCAACGACGTGCAACTGACCTTTTGGCCGATGGCTGTCTGAAAGGTCGCGCAGTTTGGCGGACAATGTTTTCACCGCATTGCCCGGGCTGAGATAACTGCCGGAGTCGAGCTTTTCGCCCACCTGAAACTGATACGGCGTGGCACTTAATACCGCGCCGGCGATCAGCAGTGAATCCAGTTCGACGCGCAGCCCCAGCAGAGCTTCAGCCTCAGCACTTAAAGCATGACGCCCGAAATTTGCGTCACTTTGAAGATTTGCGAGTCGGCCTGCGGCATCCGCCATCGTCTGGCCGACTTGCCCGGTAACGGCTTCAGCCTGGCTTTGAATACCCGTGGCGGTTTGTGGCCAAGTGAGCGAAGCAGATTGCCACATGGGTTAAGCCTCTGGCGCAATTGGCCAAGGATTATCAGCACGAATTTTCAGGTAGGCCGCATCCGCCTGCGCTTCGTATTCCGCTGCTTTGGCTTCATCCCCTTCGACACGGCGAATCATCTTGGCTTCGTTATTCAGGCGATCGACCATTTGCACGTAGAGGCTTTCTCGGATGTGGGCGACTTGCTGAACTTCGGCTTCGTATTGGGCTTGTAAATCAGTCTGCCAGTCGTTGGCAACGTTGTCCCAGCTATCGAACTGAGTCGTGGGGGCTTTCAGTGTATAGTCATCCGTCACCAGTGTTTTATCGTCGAATTGTTTAGGCTCTTTGGTTTCTTTACTGTAGGCGGTGACTTTCTCAAAGCGGGTTTTAACCTGCCAGGTGCAGCCTGTATCGTCTGGCCAGTATTGCACCTTGCCGTCCGCGTCGAGCATGGCGAAGTATTCGTTCTGAGCCAGTTCAACTTCGGGTAAAGGCTGAAATGTGGTGAAGCCCATCTTAACCGCAAGCGTTTCCGATTTGATGTATTCGCCAGTAGTTGAACTAATAAAGTGCTTAAGCATAGCTGAACACTCCTTTGGGGATTACACGATAGTGATCTAGAAATAGGCCCATAGTATCTGTGTACGTATCGGTTCGAGCTACACGAGATAAATCAAATGTAAATCTATGATTACCTGATGCTGAACCGTTTAGCGTTTGAATGTTAGGGGCATTGTTGGCTTTATCAAAAACACCAGTCGCTGTTATGAAATCAAAATATCCGTCAACATAACCGGTAACATTCTGAATATGATCTTCTTTCGTAGAACCCGCTGAACCATATTGGCCAGCGACTTTCAGGTTCATCATCAGCGCCCAGTCATCGGTGGTGAACGTTGTTGCGCCGTCACCATTACCCCAATGCCCAGCATATAGACGCGGGTTTGCATCTATAGTGGCTTGGTCGGTGAAAAATGCGGATGCGCTGACGATTTCAAATACCGTTGGGTAATCGGCTCGCAGCAGTTCCACACGACCTGCTGGTAGCCAGATGTCCGGGTCCGGGGCTGGCCCTACGGCGGACATTGGCATGCCTTTGAAAAGCATGTGTTTGAGCCAGTCAGCCCGTGTTAGGTATTGGCTGTGCGGATCGCTTGCCGCTTCATGCTCACCCAGCCCACCTTTGACGCGCCAATCTGTGACTGAACCGTCCGCATTAATGCCCGCCAGTTTGGTGACATAGTGCTGCTGGTTACTGCCATCAACGTAATCGCTCAGTTCCACTTGCGAAAGACGGACCGTGACAACGTTCTGCCATTGAGATAACGCAGTCCCCATCCGTACCACATCGAGATAAAGTCCGTTGGGTTTGGTGTTGACGGTCTGAATTATTTCGTCATCAAGTACCGCTCTTAGACCGCCTACATACGCCACGCCTGGTGAAATGGCATACTTCGTCGGGTCTGCTTGCTGCACAACCTCAAAACCATCAACAAAAGCGGTGTGGCCGTAGGTATCGACATTGGCCAGACGCATGTCATCTTCGATACCCAACAAGCGCGCTTGGTAGTCGATTTGCCAGGTGGCCGCATCGACGTCAATGCCTGCAATTTGCGCTGCGCCAGTGTATTGCTGCATCAGCGATTTGGTGCTCGCCATGCCGTTCTCTTTGGTTTCGTCCGCCTTATGTACCACCATACCGCAGGAATTTGGCACGTTCTTGTCACGCAGATAGATAGCGTTGAAAGTGAACGCATCCACCGAACCCGGGATCACCACGGAATACACCAGCGCGTTATCACCCAACTTACCCACCTGATCGATATCCTGTTGGTGGACCCAGAGCGAGACATCCGGCAGGCCTAGCGAACGGTCAATCGGTTGAGTTAAATCCAGGTCTGGAATATAGGCAAAAATCATCTCGTTCATGTCCGGCCCGTTACCGACACTGATCTGATTCTGCAGATACTTTTCAAACTGTAATGGAATGGCCGTCAGGCTCATGAGTTACCCCCTAATGTGGCGATAAATAACTGTTGTTGATGCTCAATGGGTTGTGGCACAAAGCTCAGCTCAACCTCGTTTTCTGTCCCTGCTGAAAACAGCACAAACGTATGACTAAATTCAGCATGTTGAAGATGCACAACGCTTGGGTAAGTCACCTGGAACCGATAGCGTCTACAGGTTCGGCCGTACTGCTCGATGAGCGTTTGTACCAGCTTGCTGTTTTGCGAAATGGTGTTGTCGGTCAGCTCGATGGTGCACACATCCCAATCCACGGCGCTTTCGCGTTCTTTGAACGCCACAATACCGATGTCCAGACGGGCAAAAATACGCTTAAATCCAAATACGCTGCCCGCATCTTTGGCGTTAATGGCCGCATACTTCACCCGCTTGCGAAAAAGAGCCAACGGCTCACCGTCGAACCGCTTGATGTCGCGGTCCCATGCCATCAGACGAAGCAGTTTTTCGCTGCATGTCAGGGCATCGAACTGGTTCAGCGGAAACAGTAACCAGGTGCGAACCAGTTTGAAGAAAGTAAACACACCACTGCTCAGGAAATACGGCTCTTTGATTTCCTCAGATGTGGTTTCGCCATCCTGCCACCAAGGTGTCGGTGTTTGGATTAGCTGCGGTGCGTTTTCATCGAAGTCACTCATCGGCGAGTTCCTGCACGGTTAAACTCTGAATACGTGGCTGAGTTAATAGACTCACAATGTCTTTCTGGACGGCGCCATCCACGGTGATACGCACCGACACCACGTTATCCATATGGTTGTGAATTTCGGTATCAAGCAGCGACATACTGAAGCGGCTTTCCGGGCGGGCGCGAGTCATCTCCGGGTACGCAGCGGTTTCGCGAAAAGCAGCGCGAATGCGCTCTTCCACTTCCAGCAGCTCGTTCACCTTTTGCTGCTCAGTCAAATTGCGAGCGAATACCACATCGGCAATCACCGCATGCTGCGTTTCCGCAATGGCCAGACACGTCAGCACATCTCCATGACCGTGATGTCCGTCGTCCATGATGTATTGGTTCAACTGGTCTAAAACGGCTTGAGGCGTTGTCCCGACTTCCATCAGGACATAAGCGTTCGCCGTACCTGGCGTTACGTCACCCGTGTTTTCGAAAAAGATATTGTCACTGCGAATGCCTGCCACGCTTGAGATGATTGAGCGGTACACGTCGTCGATATGCCAAGTACCCGAGCTGGTAAACGCGTTCTGCAGACGCAGCGCCAGTTCTTCGTCGCTTTCTTCATTAGCACCTAGTGTGGTAATCCAGTCTGGTTCATTTACCGCCAAGATAATGCCCGCCACACCTTTAGGCAGAATGTTGAAATAGCCGGCGGCGAGGTTGTATTGCTCACCTGCATCCGTGGCTTCGCAGAGTATTTTGCCTGAGGATACACCTGCCGAAATCACGGCATCTTCAATTACGGCCATCTGATAGATAACACCGTCAATCGAGGTGGTCTGGACGATAGTACCTGCGGCGACGCTAACTTCGTCTTCGGCGTTTTCTTTGGTAAAAGTTATCCATCCCTGCGTTTTTACCGCAGCTTTAGGCGTAACATTGTATTCCCATGCTTTGAGCTCTAATGCCCAGCGTTCAGCGGTGGCTACAAACAGGTTGGGCATCACGTGCCCGGCCAGTAAGGTGCGGATCAGCCACACCACCGGCGTCACAACCGCCGCGCGAACCCAACGCCAGAACGGCGACATCTCCGAGTCGTTCGACAAGTTACTGCCGGCACCTGAGACTTCGGCTTTAAGCTTGGTCTCCAGTTCGTCTTCGGTCACCGGAATACCGGAATCCGCTAAGATTTCCACAAAGTCAGCGGTTGGTCGTTTACTCATGCGCTTACCTCGGTTTGAATAGGGTCATCGTAGTCATAAGCTTGCGCCGTCAGGGTAATGTTGCCGGCAGTGCTTTCTGTCGCCGCCGCGGTACCCGGAATAATGCGGTTATCCAGCTCGGCCTTTTGTTCAATCTGCAGCAGCACATCAGCGCGTAATACCGGGTTGCGTTCAGCCAATAGTTGGCGCGCCAATCCGCTTTCCATGATCGCGTGCTTGATGTCCTGCGCGATACTGTACAGATCGCTGCATTGGGTTGGCTGCTCTCCGGCATCAATGGCCCAACCGCCGTCAATCACTTTGATGTCGATGTATTGTTTATCCGGCATTGAGTTCATCCCATTCTGCAAGTTCGTCCGGTGTCAGGCCGTTTTGCGTCGTGATGTACACATCACCATATTGACTAATGTGGCTGGTTTCCCTGCTCTGCGTACTGTTCAGGTTCTGCACCATGCTTGGGCTGAGCTTCGGTGCGTTCTCCGGTTTCTTGTAATCAATGACTGAAGTGCTGACATCCGGGCGCTGCGCTTCCAGTACCTGCATATCAGGCATGGGGGGAACCGTCTTTGCCACTTGTTCGGCAACGTTAGCCTGCGGTGTTTGCGGCATATCACCAGCGCGCCACTCAATGTCGATACCGGGGATCATATTCAGTTTGTCGATCACCCAATCGATGGTGTCTGCCAGAAACTTGAACACGGCGGTGTCGCCAAATGAGGCTTTCAGGTCATCCCACCAATAAATCATTGCACCGACGGCAATCACCAGCGCCGCAATGCCCGCAACAACCCATGTGATAGGATTTGCCCACAGCGCGGCATTGAATAACCAGGCAGAGGCCGTCATCGCGATGGTGCCAAGGCGCAGCAGTTTCATCACACCATTTAACGTCCCCATCGTCACTGCCCAACCGGAAGACATCATTTTGCCAATGCCCATGACCAGCGACAGCGAAGCCACAACCCCGCCAAGCGAGACCGCACCAATGGCGGCATAACTCATTAATTCTGTCAGGAGTGGATATTCGCTGGTCATGGCAGTGAGCCAGGTCAGACCATCCGCAATGGAACCGGTGACTGAGTTAATGGCGGGTAGGATCATGCCAAAAGCAGCGGCACGGATGGCAAACCAGGAGGCGTCGAGGCGCTCCCATTGGTCGGTCATCGCAGAAGCCATCTCCTCGGCTTTGCTCATCCCTTTCACCTGACCAAGCTGTTCCATACTGCTGGCCAGTCCATCGGTATCTGCCATCAGCAATTTAATCAGGCTGACCGCTTCATCAGAGCCAAAGGCCGCTTTGAGCGCATCCGATTCGGCCACGTCCAGCGTGTCACCAAACTTGCCTTTCAGCTTGTCGAGGATATCGAGCATTGGCAGCATTTTGCCTTGGCTATCGGTGAATGAGAGGTTGAGTTTGTCTTGCGCTTTACCTACCCCCGCTAAGAACGATTTGTACTTGGTACCTGCTTCACTGCCGCTCATTGTAGATTGCAACGTGCCGAGGATGGCCATCTGCTCAGACATCGCAATACCCGCAGAGGTCGCGTTCGCGCCTACGCTGGTGAACGCACTGCTCATCTCCGAGCCTGTCGTCTTAAACATCTGCACAGCGAGCGCCGTTTGTCCTGCCACCTCTTCCACCCATGCGCCTTTGCCCATTTCAGCCGCTTGGTTTTTGAAGATGCCATACATGGTGCCCATGTATGCGGTGATGGTGCTGGTATCGGCTTTGGTTGCAGCCGCCAACACACCTGACGCTTTAGTAAACTGCGACAGCTCATTGCCATCCAGACCCGCAATGGCTGACTGAATATCGTAAGAAGCCGCGACAAAGTCCGTCGCAGACTTCCCGTATTCACTGGCAAAATCTAAGGCGGTTTCAGATAGCTGCTTTAACGCTTCGTCAGTCACGCCCAGTGATTTCACTTCACCGATTTTCCGGTCCATCTCAATCGCGGGCATCAAGGCGTTTTGAATCGCAAACCCCGCCGCGACCAATCCTGCGCCGCCTGTCGCCATATCCTGAAGGCCGCTTTTGCCCGTATCCATCGCACTGTGCATCTCTTTCGAGATGCCTTGCAGTGGTTTGGTGACCTGATCAATCAGGCCAATGGTCATCAGCAGCTTTTCATTCATTTCTTAAACAGCCTTGAGATTGCAGTCATGATGGCGATTTCTTCCCGTTTTTTAAGGTGTTCATCCAGCCACAGGGCGCGGGCTAAACTTTGCGGCTCATCGTCTTCACCAGGAAGCAAATGCCGGCGCAAAGTGAGCGCTTGTTCGATACCGTTCTCATCGATGCGCTCTACCCGCGCTTTTAGTTTTTTAGCGTGATTTTAATGCCGCCCTTAGAGGCTTCATGCACCGTTTGGTGAAGTTCAACGGCCAGTCCCGGTACGGTGTTCATCAGCTCAACCAGCGCGGCTTTCTGCTCTTTGTCTACGGTTCGTTCCAGATAGGTGCGAGCCGGCTCCACTTTGTTATCGAGCGATACACCGTTGGTGTAGTTGTTCGCGTCGGTAACCGTCGGCGTAAAGGTAAAATCTGTGCCCGCAATGGCGACAGTGACAGGTTTTACTGCAAAGACAGGTTTCGTACTCATGGTGTTTCTCTCTCTGGTTGTTCGTGCTGCGCACGCCATTTCAAATAATCTTCAATCTGGTTATCGCACTGGGTCAGTGCGTTTTTTAACTTTGGAATGTCTTCGGTGATGACTTCTGGCCAGGTGCCTTTTACTTGTGGTTTAAGGCACGGCACCAACATTCCGGCAGGTGGAAACTTGACGATCACCTGCGTTGCGACGGTGTCAGTAGAGCTCGCGCAAGCGGTCAGTGACAGAGCCAGGAATAGAACACTGAACATTAGCCAGTTCGGCTTTAAGTGCTGCCATGTCTGCATTGAGTTTTTCCTCTGCGGCGATGTGTTCCCGCTGCCGTCGAACCAACAGGTTATTGGCCTGCTCACTTTCACCCTTTAAAATTTCAATGGTGGTTAAGTTGGTTTGATTATCCGCTTTGGCTTTGGCCAGTTTGTCACTCAGTGCTTTTTGCTCTAGTTGGCTAGCATCAAGCTTTAACCACAACACCCAAACCGTGACCAACAGCGCCGCCAATGCGCCCCACTTAATCCACTTCCATGCAGCGAGCATATTCCTGCCCTCGCCGGGTGATGAGCCCCGGAAGCTTGTGCCCACCGCCATACACCCAACGCGTCAGTTGCTGGCAGGCCTGCTCAAACTGCCCCGCTTTGGCTAAGCGATATACTTGAGTTTCTGTTTGGTTGGCGTTGTGCTGAAAGCGGGCACACCCGGTGTTGAACGCAAAGGAGGTGAACGCATCAAACTGCCCTTGCGTCATCAGCTTTCCTGAATGCCGTTCAACCTCGCTGATACACTGCTCGGCGTTTTGCAGGTTGCGCACCCAATCAGCAGCCACTTGCCCGATGGTCACGATACTTGGCGGCACGTCTGTCGTGTTGCCAATCCCGTTCGTCACCAACCCTGACGGACAGGTGTACGGGTCCAACCGGCACCCTTCTGCGTTGCCCGTGATCGCCAACCCTTTAGGGCTGATTCGCAGCTCACCGACGGACTTGCCATCAATGACCACCTGGCCTACTGGCTGCGTGAACGACTCGCCGTACATTGCTGCTCCGCCAGTGACCAAACCGATCACCGCAGCCACACTGCAAAGCACCTTCTTAGCCATCTTCATTGATGTAAATTCCTTTCTCTCTGGCGATGGCTTGCATCGCTCGCTTGTGCCAAATGTTTGCAATCAACGCGATCACACCGATTACAATCGATACCCACTGTTCGAAGCTCAACATACCAAGCACAACACCTGCGCCGGACATGAGGTAAACAATGTAGTTGGTAATTTTTTCGTACCAGTCGTGCACTTAACCCTCCCGTTTTGCCTGACAGGCTGTGCACCATTTGCACCCCTTTATCGCGTCGCGGCGCCCTTGTGGGATTTTTTCCTCACATTCCAGGCAGTGTGTTTCGCTTTCGGTGTTGGCAGCGGGCTTTGTCCCTGCCAGGTGCAGGTGGTTCGCCAGCGCCATTTGTTGGAATTTGGCTTCCGTCTCGGCTGCATCATCACAAAAGTCCATCGCAGCCCTTAATTGATCAGGCCGCGGGTATCGTCTTTCGACAGATACGGCACACCATTAATTTTCACGAACAGAGGGCTGGTCACGAACCCTTTGAGTTTGCGTGTCGATTTGTCCTGGCTTTCCGGATCAATCCCGATAATGTCGGCAAGCACGAACTTCACTCCGAACAGCTCAACCTTGTCTTCGTCAACACCGTTGTCGGCGTAGAACATGACATCGTCAGGCTCAATGCCGCGGTAACTGCCTGCGACTTTCGCGGCTTTGTGTACTTTTTGGAACTGCTTTAAATCGAGTTCCAGTTCAACATCGCACCCCACTTTGCCGTCGGTATATCCGTCCGTTACACCGCGGGTATACGCCGCTTCGGACTCATCGTTAATCGTGGCGGTTGCGCTTTTCACGTGAACAAATTCGCCAAACAGCGTGGTATCAAAACTGCGGCCAGAGAAACGTGCACTCATGCGGTGACTCCTTGTTTAATCGCGATGGCGATGGTGATTTTGACCGGACACTCGTAAGGCTGAACGCTCATGTAGATTTCCACATCGGTGCTGTTCACCCACTTGATCACAATGTCTTCCTCTTCCGGCGGATAGATTTCGCCTGGTACACCCGTCAGCGCCATCTCGCGCAGGTCTTTGGTAAAGTAGAGCTTCGCCGCAGCGGTGCTCGAAGGTGTGGAGTTGAAGGAGCGATCGGCAATACGGGCGATACCACGTACGCGAACTTTGCGCGCAGCTTTCATCGCGACACGAATATGACGAATATCCTGATAGTCGCCACCGGCCACATCGAGTGTGCTGCCTGTTGTCCAGTACTGTCCTGCGTAATCCGGGTACCACATTGGTACAGAAATGCGGTTTTCGTTGAGTAGCTTTAATGTCGCGAGGTCTAACGCTTTGCCGTTCTTATCAGTCATTAGTTCAGTGCTGCCAAGAACGCTACCCGTTTGCACACGCGCCGGAGAATCGGCAATCGACACTTCCTGATTAGCCAAACGTCCTGCGTATTTGCCCAGCGTGTCGCCGTCCTTGTGAACGTTCGCCACCACAGAGACATATTCACTGGCAATGCCATTGACCAGTGCAACGGTCGCGGCTTGCCACTCTTCCCAAGTTTGCCCTGCGTCTGGGTCGTTGTTGTTGATTGGCAGTTGGCACAGTACGCCCACTTCACGCCCTAATGAGCTTTTCAGTGTCGTGCGCAATGCGATAGCGGCTTCAATCATGGCTTTATCGGCATCGAAACCAAGAGCGAAGAATTCAAAGCTGGACGTTTCATTCGCCAGTGTGATGGCATCTTGCCAGTTATCGGCTTCATCTAAGATCATCACGCCCGCCGTCCATTCGCTCTTGCCGTTTAACTGGGCAGCCTGAACAATGGCTAAACCTTCTGGGCTTGCGCCAGTGAGTTTGTCTTTTAGGTCGGTTGTTGAATCAACGACGATGAGATTACGGGTGGTACCTTCAACCGTGCCGTGAATGACAAAGAGGAAGTGGAACTCCACGCCTGCAATCGGGCCGTTCATCAGGTTGAGAATTTTGATAATAACGGTTGGCCATGCCATGTTATTTACTCCTGTTTCGCTTGAGTTCCCGCTTAATCATCATGGCCAGCCGCTTAGGGCTCACTCCGATTAACCGGCGTTCTGGTCTTCCCACTTCCCAATCACGCGCTGGCGTTTTGTTTTCCAGCTCTTGAATGGTTTTTGCCGCTTCACCGACGGTCATGTTTTCTTTTATCCATGCCAGCGTCGGTTTCTTGCCTCGCTTCTGCCGTCCCTGCGGTTTCAATCGAAAATCCAAATCACGAAGGGCCTTTGCCTGCTCTTTGGTGGCCGGGTCAGTCTGCTTCGGCTCTTTGTTTTTCTTCGCCTGACGCTTACGCGCCGATAAGCCACTCTTCTGTGCCACGCCATGGTGGTGATCAAACGCCACCGAACCCCGGGCACTGGGCCAACCAACGAAAAGCGTTCGGCTGTTATCGCGCTGAAAGTGTTTCAGCTTCTGGGTAAACCCCTTCAGCATTTTCCGGCGCCCTTTCTTGCGCTGTGGCCACATTCGACCTTCCGGATCACGTTGAGCGCGAATGTTCTTGCGGGTGGTTTTGGCTATCTGCGCGCCGATACGCCTCAACATCTTCTGGCGGGTTTTCTTATCCAGCGCCAGCAGTGCCAATTGCTCCTTTGCTCTCAGATAGCTGCGTTCATCCGCTTCAATCTTTAGCATTCGGGATCACCACATCGCGCAGGTTCTCAGCTACCCAGATTTCGTACTCTTCTAGCTTCCATTGCTTACCACGCCAGTAGATATCGCCGTTTTCGTCTTCCACAACTTTGATAGGTTCTTCAAAGACGATTTGAATCAGCACTTCAGCGTTCTGCTCGTCTTCGATGACAACTTCGATCACTGGGTCTTTGAGCTCGCCCAGTTGTTCTTCCCGTTCTTCGTCGTTATCCATTAGCCAGGCAGCTACGTTGGCAAACAAGACTGCCGGGTTGTATTTCTTGAACGGCAGACGGTCGATAAGGAATTCGGCGGTGTAACGTTGGTAAGCGATGTCCATACCCATGCCCATATTGCGTGGGGATAAAATCAACTCGATGTCGCTCATCTCAGCATCAAGTTTTTGCGCTATTTGCTTGCCCAAACGTGCTTCGATAAAAGCGCGTAAGTTATGCATCTTGTAGCCCACGCGATAGCTCATAGCAGTTCCACCGTTGCGCGCCCTTTACCAAGCATGGCGCGGATAATCCGCTCACTTTCGGCCAGCAATTCGTTTTTGGTTTCTTCCGAACGCTCCGCCAGATGGTCACCCTCTTTCTTCTGGTGAACGGTCGCAAAGTCCGGTAACAGGTCGGCCTTGGCACGAGCGAAAACCGCGCTCTGGTACTGAATGACCACGTGGTTTTTGCCACTGACTTGCGGGAACACGTCTAGGTCTTCCGCCTTGGTATGGCCTTGCGCCTGATACTCGGTTTTCAGTTTGGTGAGCTGCTTATTCACGGAGACAATGGCATTCACCACCGCATTGGAAATGCGTTCGTCATCTTGCGCGGCAGGGGTGCCACGCAGGCGCTCAAAATCACCGGCGTTCACATCAGGCCAAAAGCCATCATTGGTGATCACTGTGTTTTGGTAGCTGTTGTCTGTTCCGTTGAACATGTCTCACCCTTTGAATAAATGCGCCTCTAGCCACTGGGTCGACGGTTTACCATGCACCACGCAGGTGATGGCAACCTCGCCAGCCGAGGCGCGGCGGCGTAGGAGTCTTTACAACTTGCCTTCCTGAATAGCGCGGATACGCATATCAATCTGGCCAATCTTGGTTTTCACACCAATTTTGCAGTGTTTTTCGTGTGCTTTAAGCAACAGAGCCCGGGCCTTTTCCAGTCGTTCGACGTCACCGACTTGGCTGGGTTGAGGAACACCTTGTGCATTCATCAACAGTCCATAGCCAGCGAACTTGTACCACTCCGCTTCCTGCTTCTCAGGGAGCTTCCACTCTTTGTCGATTTTCTCGAACACCTGTGAGAAATAGGGTTCAACCGATCGGCCGTTAGATAGTTGGGTATCCGCCCATTCCAGAACAAAACGCGCGCACACGACGGACCAACTGTTTGTTTTGAAGTTCTCTGGCGTTGGCAAGTCCATCTCAATTGCCTTAAACAGCCAATCCACTGCGGTATCTAAATCGCCTACATCGAATAGCCAGATAATCAAATCGGTGAAGATGGGGTTCTGATAGTTTTCACCCGCTTCCAAGTACGCTTGTGCGGCTGGCATGTATTTCGGAATGAGCACATCGCGTTTGAGATTCACTTTCTCAGCGATTTGCACCAGCTCTTTGAGCTTGAGTTTGTCTTGCTCAAATTCGATCAGACGCAGATGCAGACTGTCGAGAGTGGCAGCAGAGGCGGCAACCACTGCCCCTGCCTGTGTACTAACCTTGGAAAGAATCTGCTCGCGCTGGCGTTTTAACGGACTAGCCATCATCTACCCCTTAAGCTGCCGCTGGTTCAACGACAGTGACGGCTTCGATCGCGGCGAACTTCTTCATGTTGCCGACCGCATAACCTTCCATACGGATATGGTTTTGCTTGAAGCACAATTCATCTTCATCGTTCACCTGACGGCGCCATTGGGTGCCTTCCTGCGTGAGGATCTGAAGGTTCTTGGTCGTGGTCACCCATAAACCAGTCGAAGGGAAGAACGGTGGTGTCATCGCTTTGCGTCCTGCGATGGTTTTGGCTAGAGACTGAGCCGCTTTGTGTTCAGTAGGTACCGTCGCTGATTCCAGCAAACGATGCTGCTCTGCCGCCACGAGGTCGTGGCCAACCAGCACAACCAGGTCAGGGTCATCTCGGTGTTCAGGCGCGATCGTGGTGTTAATAAGGTCCTGAGCCAAAGAATCGAGGTTCTTGTAAGAGTCTGCTGTTGCGCCAGTGGCATCGAGCGAAGCCGTCGCCAAAACCTGAGCGGGCTTTTTCTCTTTGACGATGGTCAGCCAACCTTTGTTGACGTCCTGTCCCAGCGGATTGGCTACCGGGTTAGTGACTGTCGCAATCGACGTGCCGTTGAAACCAATGCGCAGCATATCCAGCGCAAAACGGCGAGAGATTGAGGCTTTCATCATTTTCAGCCATTCGTCTTTCGAGCCAGAGTTTGCCCACTGGGTCATCAGTTCCCATGGAATTTTCGCGCCCGAGTCCGTCTTCACCAGCTCATATTCGTTCCCATCCTGATTTACATCCGCCAGAAAACGTGAACCACTCGCTGCTCGGCCTGTTGCTAGACCATCACCGCCCACATCAACCACCTGCCCTTTGATTTGCGAGCGTAGTTGTAATGTGATCATTCCCATGAATGAATCTGACTGCATCAGTGCTTGCTGAAGCTTCGTCTCCATCGGTGGAGTGATAGCAAACATTTTAGAACCAGATTCCGCTTGTGCGGCTTCAACAACTGAGCGCGAGAACTCTAGTAGATACTGCATTGATACGGCGTTTAACATTAAAACACCTCCATTTTGTCACGTGCACCAGTATCTGAAGGACCTTGGTCTGCAGGGCCTTCCTGTTTCAACTGGTTAAATTGAGTAGCCAGTTCAGTTTGCTTAGTGGCAATGCCTTTAAGCTGTTCCGTTAACTGACTATATTGCTCTGCCGTGATGCCAGTTTCCTGACCGCCAGAGGCTTTACCTTCCGGTGTATCTTCTTCACCGACTTCGGTGGTTTGCTTGGCTGAGAAGGTGTTGAACTTCTCTTCCAGCTCACCTTGCTTAGTGCCAAGGTCTTTGATGGCGCCCATCACTTGGCTGAACTGTTCTTGGTTCATGGGTTCTTCGTCCTCTGGCTGAGGTTGATTGGTGTCATTTGGTTGTTCACCAGTAAAGAAGCTTTTGCACAACGCAAAGAATTTTGAGAATTCATTGCCCTGGTTGTAGAACGGGGTTAAATCCCATTCTTCCAACGCGCTACACTCCAATTCGGTGAATTGACCTTGAACGCGAGAAAATCGAAGGCGCGTTGTACCTGACGATGCAGGAGAGTCAGTCACAGCTAGGCCAAGCAAGTAACAACGTCCTTCCTTTTTGTAATCCGGTTCTGGTTCGATTGATGAAAAGAGCTTTTGTCCGTCTTTATTGGCTTCCAGCAAATAATGATTCGGTGCTAACTTGGCGAAAAGGCGCAGTTTGTCTTTGAATTTTCCTGCCTTAAGCTCTTCAACTTCACCCCAGTTGTTACCTTCAAATACCGCCCATGCACTTCGATAGTGCTCAGGCCAAATCAGAGCTTTGTACTCTTCTGGGTCATACAACTCTGCCATGTCATTAATCCAGCTTTCGCTGATGACTCTTCCATCAGAAACGGTAGTTCCTGCAGTAGCGACGATGACCCAATCACTGGTTTTCGGCATGGTTGAACACTCTTTTCAATGCGGTTTGGTATTGATTTGAGGCAACCATACGCCGATAAAAAAACGCTTTCAGCCACTGGTGTTCGGGTGAATTCGGATATGAGAAAAACTGGAATTTTGAGGAATTTTTGTAGGCGAATCAGGGTGTTTTGACGGCGTATGATTCGGGCATGGCATACGCTCCCGAAATAAGACAAGCCGCCCGAGCGCTTTACCTCAAAGCCTGGACGCCACGCGAAATCGCCGACGAACTGAACCTGAACAGTGACCGCATTATTTACCACTGGGCAGATAAGTACGGTTGGCGGGATATGCTGCGTGAACAAACGATTGATGAAGCTATCGCAAACCGTATTCAAACCTTGCTTGAGATTGAAAACCCAAGTAAGCCTCAGTTGGATATGCTCGATCGGCTGATCGCTCATCACGTCAAACTCAAGAAAGTCCGCGCCATCGAGAAGCCGAATGAGCCAAATGATGGTGCTCAACCTTCGCCCCCAGTCGGTAAACAAAAGGCAACGTCTGGTAAACAAAGTGCTGATGCTGGTTCACCAACACAACCGCAAAGCGGAAAGCGCGGACGGAAGGTAAAAAACGATGTCAGTGAGATCACTGAGGATTGTTTCAAGCTCTGGCACGACTCGTTGTTTAAGTACCAGGTAGTGATGCGTGACAACCTTCATCAGCGTATTCGAAACATCCTCAAATCCCGCCAGATTGGTGCCACCTATTACTTTGCTGGCGAAGCGCTGGAGCAAGCCATTCTCACGGGTGACAACCAGATATTCCTATCCGCTTCGCGAGCTCAGGCCGAAGTTTTCCGCCGCTATATTGTGGCGCTGGCTAAAGAGTTCCTGGGGTTAGAGCTTTCCGGCAACCCGATGACGCTCTCAAACGGTGCGGAGCTGCACTTCCTATCAACTAACGGCAAAACCGCGCAGAGTTATCACGGCCACGTGTACGTCGATGAATATTTCTGGATCGGTAAATTCGATGAATTGAACAAAGTGGCTTCGGCTATGGCAACGCATAAGAAATGGCGCAAAACGTACTTCTCCACGCCATCATCGAAAATGCATGCCGCCTATCCGTTTTGGACCGGTGACAAATGGCGCGGCGATAAGTCGACGCGTAAGAACATCGAATTCCCGACCTTTGACGAACTGCGCGATGGGGGCCGACTCTGTCCCGATCGCCAGTGGCGTTATGTGGTCACGATTGAGGATGCCGCGAAAGGCGGTTGTAACCTGTTCGACATCGATGAACTACGCGAAGAATACAGTGAACACGACTTCAACAACCTGTTCATGTGTATTTTCGTTGACGGCGCCAGCTCAATATTCGAATTCAACAAAGTTCAGAAATGCATGGTCGATGCGGGTATCTGGCAGGATTTCAAATCCAGCGCGAAAAGGCCCTTTGGTAACCGCGAAGTCTGGCTGGGATACGACCCGTCACGAACACGGGATAATGCTGTGTTGATGGTGGTTGCCCCGCCGATTGTGGCGGCTGAAAAGTTCCGGATTTTGGAAAAACATACCTGGCGCGGATTAAGTTTCCAGCATCAGGCCAGCGAGATCAGCAAAGTGTTTGAACGCTTCAACGTGACTTACCTTGGCATTGATATCACCGGCATTGGCGCGGGTGTTTATGACTTGCTAAGCAACAAGCACCCGCGCGAAACCGTCGCGATTCACTATTCCAACGAAAACAAAAACCGCCTGGTGATGAAGATGATTGACGTAATAGACGGTAACCGCCTGCAGTTTGATGCGGGCATGAAGGAAACCGCCATGTCATTCATGGCCATTAAGCGTGTTTCGACCAACAGCGGCAACATGATGACGTTCAAGGCCGACCGCAGCGAAGTGGTTGGTCACGCCGATGATTTTTGGGCGCTTTCGCATGCGCTGATTAATGAGCCTCTCGATCACACCACTAAACGCAAATCCCGCTGGGCATTCTCCGGCGAGCAAGGGAATTTAGCCGCATGACAGAACACCTCGTACAAACCGAAGCCTCAGAGCGCGATAGCAAATCCGTCTACAGCTTCGACCAGAATCCAGAGCCGGTAGACACCAATAGCTGGATGACCCGCTATTGTGAACTAGTGTACAACGATGCCGACGACTATTGGGAGCCTCCTATTTCACTGAAAGGTTTGGCGGACATTGCTAACGCTAACGGGTATCACGGCTCGCTGCTTAAAGCCCGCGCCAACTATGTAGCCGGCCGCTTCATTCAAGGCGGAAATCTGCCCATGTTCAAAATGAACAACTTTGCGTGGGATTACTTTGGCCTTGGGATGGGCGCATTTGTGAAGATTCGCAATTACCTGAAACAGGTGATCGCTCTGGAGCCGCTGCCGATGGTTCACATGCGTAAACGGAAAAACGGTGACTTCGCGCAACTGCTGCCGGACTACAAACAGAAGACCTTCAAAAAGAACGATGTGATTTTTGTTCCCCAGTACGATCCGCAGCAGCAGGTTTATGGCTTGCCCGATTACCTGGGCAGTATTCAAAGCAGCTTACTGAACCGCGATGCAACGCTGTTTCGCCGCCGCTACTATCTGAATGGTGCACACATGGGCTTTATCTTCTATGCAACAGACCCAAACCTGAGTGACGACGATGAAGAAGCACTGAAACAGAAGATCGCCAGCTCAAAGGGCATTGGTAACTTTCGCAGTATGTTTGTGAACATTCCGAACGGGAAAGAGAAAGGTATTCAGTTGATTCCGGTGGGCGACATCGCCACCAAAGATGAGTTTGAACGCATCAAAAACATCACTGCTCAGGACATCTTTGTAGGACACCGATTCCCGGCGGGTATGGGTGGAATCATTCCGCAAACTGGTGCGAACACACCTGACCCGGAGAAAGTGAGTAATGTGTACGACCGCTACGAAGTGATTCCGGTGTGTAAGCGCTTTGCGGATGCCATTAACAGTGACCAGGAGATTCCCAAGTCACTGCACATGACGTTTGATTTGGAAGTTAACTAGTAGCTTTATTTTCTTCCAAGTTAAGGTTGTTTTGACGTTCTATTTCTTTCTTAACTTCACGACAGTCAAAATACGCCCTAGCTGTCGCGCCTTGGATACCGGAACAAATCATGAAAATAACCGCAAAAACTGGACTAACAATAGCTACTGGTGTAGATACCTCCCCGTAAATCGGGGAGAACCACAAAAAAGCGGCAAGAAGGAACAAATACAGGCTAACAAAAATTTTAAATGGTACAACGACCAACCCCACAGCAGTTAACTTCGCTTTAATGACCCCGTCAACATAAGTTAGATAGAGATCTGAATACTTGTAGTTAGATAGGATGATTCGACCATTCGAGTTTTCACAAAGTCGAAAAAGACTATGTCTATATTCCTCGCCTGCGTAAAAGCCATAGACAGATTTGAAGCTCTGAGCTGCGTACTCTTTTTCTAATACTTCTTTTGTTTCTCTATCCAAGCTTTGGCATTCCAAAGCAATTTTGCTCTTCTCCAAACTCTTGTATCTGAATTTCGCCCATAAGCGTCCAGATTCTCTCAATATAGTTAAGGATGAAACCACCACGCCCAAAATTATTGCCAATGGTGAAAGAGCCAAATTAACTATTTCATTCATATAAACCTCCTTTATCTACTGTATAAAAAAACACTCATTTGTATTACTATCAATCTGTCAGTCAATAAGCTAGGTGTTTTCTATGAGAGTGTTGTGCCCGGAATGTGGGGAGAAATCCCGCATACAGAAATCGAACCGCTTAACCAACAGTGTTGCTGATCTGTACTGCGCTTGCAGTGACCCAGAATGCGGACACACGTTTGTGATGAGCCTTTCTTATAGCCACACATTGAGCCCTTCAGCCAAAACGACCAGCCAGCTCGCGTTTAACCTGGTGAAAGCTTTGCCGCCAGAACAGCGGCAACAACTTAAACACCAGCTCAACATGCTATAAGCGAAACGCAGGACTTTCCTGTTCATCGGCCATCGCAATGATTGATTGGATGGCCTTTATTTTTTCTGCATCCAATAAACCTGGGTTATCTGCAACCAACAACGTCAGAATATAACGCCCCGCCTGCACACGTCCTGCTCCTGTTTCGCTCAATGACAACCCATCGATAATCAGCTCCAGAGCCTGCTGGAATCGTTCTTTTTTGCCTGACATATCAACATCCTTACCAACCACACAGGCAATATACTGTATATTTATACAGGTTTCCACAGTGGTTTTTAGACATAATTCACTCATTAAGAAATTTCCTTCGGTTGTTTTTTGTGTGTAAACCACGCTATCACGGCTTTTTTATTTCCAAAGTCGCCCATCGGAATGAGCTGAGTTAGCCGTTGAGCACAGGTCAAAACTTACCAGTCTTTTTTCAGTATTTTTGTTTTGAGCAGCGATCTGTCAGAAACGACTTCACGATGCTAAGAACGCAACTGTGCTTAGTAAAAATCTGAATGAGTGGCGTTTGGGGAAGGGGCAACATATAGTTTGAGAACATTGATATGATGTCAAACCGCCATGTAGCTGGGCATGTGTGTTTTGGTAAAACAGTTTTACCAAAAACACACAAAAAACGACCACAAATAAATAAAAATTAATATAAAACAATGATTTAAATATAAAAAATCAAATATGTGACGTTGATAGGACCGTTGCAATGAATAAAGAAAGTCAAGCTCATCTAAGCTGCAACTGAAATAGCACCTGAAACATTCGCCTCTACCAAAGCTTGAGCTACAGGCGGGCAGACCGCATTTCCACATCGAGCAACTTGTTTGGCCTTCGACAGTTTTTTGCCAGAGCTATCATGTGAAATCTGGTAGTGCTCAGGAAAACCTTGAGCAGCAAATAGCTCATGCGGTTCTAACATGCGCATGCCGATATCCACCACCTGGTATTGTTCACCTCGAACGGTGACCAGGCCAAATCGGTGCTTTGTCGTTATGGTCTGAACTGGTTGATCAAGCGCATGACCGTAATTGGTGCCGTAATACTTGAGCAGGAACGCCCGAACTTCACCGATATGAAAGCCGCCAGCAGATATGGTGTGCACAGGTTCATCAGTTCCGTGTCCGATATTGGTTCCGCGCATCTTAACCATATGGCTTGTCACAAGCGCCTGTGTATTTGCTGTTCCCGGTCTTTTTTGCTCGCCTCCCGAGGTGATCGTATGCACAGGACTGTCAATCTCATAGCCAACACTTCCTTGGCGAAATTTGGTCATAAAGGCAGTCACCAATGCAAAATGCCCACCTTTAACCTGAGCGCAAATAGTACGAAGTGGCTCATCAGCCGGCATATTTCGTTGATTTGACGCGTTGGCATGTTCAGTGATGAAAGGCGTTTGGTTTTCTTCACTGACGATGAATGGGTTATCTGAATTTAAAACGAACTTTTCCAACCCTTTAGCAATGCGCTGCATTGTTTTTTCGGCCAACGGCTTTTTACGTCCGAAGATGGACTTAACAGGGATTGACCAGTCAATAATGTCGGCAGCGGTCGCATATGGCAGCAATCCAGAACCAACCGGGCCATGCGTAGCCTCGGGCCATTCAATCGGCTGTCCGTCATTTCTACCTATGAGAAACAGACGCTTTCGAATAGTTGGAGCACCATAATCGCACGCGCTCAAAATGCGGTGCTCAATTTTATAGCCAAGGCCTTTCTCTAGCTTGTGATAAGGGAACCCATCGCCAAGTGCTTCTTTGATTTCCGGCCAAGCTTCATGATCTGCTCTTAAGCCAGTTGTTAGCGCCAAAATAAAAGCATTGAAGGTTTCACTAACTCGCTCTGGATCGGGCTTCCACTTTCCCGGCTCCACTTCAATCAATGGCCCCCAAGTCAAAAACTCTTCGACATTTTCCAGCATGAAGATACGAACCGGAACAAGTGCGGCCCAGCGAACCGCTACCCAAGCAAGGCCACGTATATTCTTATCAACAGGTCGGTTTCCCTTTGCTTTAGAAAAGTGCTTACAGTCAGGAGAGAACCAGGCTAAACCCACTGGCTTGCCGTTACATGCTTCAACAGGATCAACATCCCAAACAGACTCACAATAGTGCTTGGTCTCCGGATGGTTCATCTTGTGCATGTCGATGGCATCAGGATCGTGATTGATTGCAATATCAACATGGCGATTTAAGCCTAATTCCATGCCTGTTGAGGCACCACCGCCACCTGCAAAATTATCTACAACGAGTTCACCTGGTAATATCATTTATTCTCCTTATACCACTGGCCAGCCTTCCACATACTCAAAATGTGAAAGGTTCGGCTGTTGGTAGTTTTCTTCTGTTAACGGTTCAACTTCTGGCTCGGTTTCCCCTAGCCAACTCAAATCTGGCTTGATGTTGTGGCGATAGACGATTTGGTCTGGGCGTCGCTGGCCATCGCCAAGGTGCAACTTGACGCTTTTCTCTTCTGTCACCCTTACCCACTGACCTTTCATGAGTCTCTGACGGATGCTTTCGGTGAAATCATGGTCAGATATCAACCTACTTATCTCGTATTCCACTAACGGATCTAATGGCCTTTCGTTATCACTGGTACCCTGTTCGCCCGGTGGGTGCGTACAGTTATTGACAGAACTCCGAGAGGCGGCAACGCCGCCCATGACGGTCGCTGCGCTCCCTTGGGTGGACGCTTCAACTTCTGCTGACTCATTCACGGATGTGCGTTTGCGGCGAATCTTCCAAGAGCTTGGGTTCGCTGTTGCTTTAATAACTTCGAACTCTTTCTCTTGGCGTGCCTTGGTGGTTGGCTTTTTGGTGATGCTCCAATTCTTAGTGCGTGTTTTCACTTTCACGCCTGATGCGTCGAAGCCTTCGAGTTTACGAACGGTTTCTCCGTGCGGTGAAGCAAACGGCAATTCTTGATACACGTTCTTAATCGCTAGATTTTCACGCGCGACAAAGGGACCACCCTGCCCCATGACGTAACCTTTAAAGTCGCCTTTGTCAGCGGCTTCCATTGCAGCTACTGCGCTTTCACTTTTGTTGTCCATCGTTGGCTGATAGTTTTCGCCCAACATGATGAACAGGCGCTTGGCATCAAAACGTTTGGCATCTTTAAGCAGGTGATCAGGAATCGCAGGGCCGACAAACTTCTTATTCGGTTTGCGTTCCATCTCCAGGTAGATGTCCAGCATCTCACTACGGCTCAACTGAGTGAGGTAGTCCATAAAGCTGGCTTTATCTAAGTTGGCGTAGCGGCGCAGCTCGCGGTAGGTGGTCACCGGTGCGCCCCCGAAGAACTGGAACTGACGGATACAGTGGCGAGATTTCCAAGCGGTCACGTTCTTTGCCATGTCTTTGACTGACTTACCTGTTTCATCAGAAACCAGATCATCCATTGCGTAACCATCGATATTCTTAGCAATGTACTTGGCGATGTAGCCCGTCGCGGTACCTTGTTTTGGGTCGATGAACTTCACATCGCATCGCGCTTTGTAGTCGATATTGAGTAGCGTCACTTTGTTTTGCATCGTGGCCGCTCTGACCAAATCAGGAATCTCCACTTTTGGGCGCAAGTTGGCCACTTGGCACGGGAAGTCCTTCGCGTATATCTTGTGAGGTACCTTGAAGCCGTTTTTCGGTGCTACGGTTGGCGCACAGTATTGCGGCGCCTGATACGCAACCGGGTAGTAAAGGTCCGCTTTTTTGAACAGCTCCATTGCGTCTTCACGCACGGCATAGCGAATGAATATGTCGGACACCGCCAGTGCATCTTGCGGCCGAACCCAAAGCAACAAATGCCAGTGTGGCGTACCGTCGTGGTGGGGTTCGGCGACTCGTAGGCCAAACCAACGGATCCCTTCTCTATCGAGCTTTGCGCGAATGCGTTGCCATACGTTATTCAAGTAGCCTTGCGTTTGCTTTGGGCTTGCGCCGTTCCAGTGCGGGATAAAACCACCGCTTTGATAGCTGTTGTGGTATTTACCTGGCGCGGTCAATGTAAGGAACATGCCTTGCAAATTGAGTAGGCTGCCGATGTCCTCATAGCCGCGGCAACGCGCCATCAGTTCATGACGCAGAATCGCCGGGTTTGAAATACTCTTCAGAACCATGTTCATCAGATCGGCTTCTTCGCCTGTATCTTGCTCGAACAGCATGCCGTTCTTGATGAATTCCCAGTTCTTCTCTTTTTGCTCTTTGTGCTCTCGAAGGCAATCCCACGAACAGTACGCCGAAGCGCGTGCCGACACCTGACCCATTGCAATCGCCAAATGTTCGCGCATGTTTTTGCGAATACGCGTTAGCCGATCGAACAACCAACCGTCACTCTTAATCTTCGACATATCCGTAGCCGCAGAAAGCCACGTTTGTTTTTTGTATTTCCGAGGTGGAGTAATACCGAATGACGCTAAGAACGCAGCAAGCGATTCATAGACAATGACCATCGCTTGCTCAACTTCTTCGTCGGTTTCCTGTTTGTGCTGTGCACTTAGGATCTGGAATTTTTTGTTTAAGATGCACGACAGCTTGAACGCCATCTCTTTAATTTCGTCACGCTCCAGCTCTGCCAGAATGCGGTTTTTAGCTGGCTTGGCATTCTTCTCGATTTGTTCAAAGTCAAAGCCAAGCTGTTTGGTTTCTGCTGGTTGAAAATCGCTTTGCTCAACATCGTATTCGGTGCTGAGCGAAGCCATCTTGTGAGTGGTTGGCAGGTGTTTGTATTGGTCCATCACCATGCGGACCCGAGCTTGTGCCGGGTGCATTTTTTCGCGAAGGAAGATGTTCGCGGCGCGGTTGCCGCTTTTCTTCAATATCGCCAAATAGCGGTTGGCAAAGTACTTGGTCAGGTAGGATGGAAGGTCGGCAAAATAGGTGCGGTACCACTCGAAATCGAGCTTGTTCGCGCTATAGAGCTTACGTTCGATAACGGTGAGATTGTCTGGTTCTTTTTCAATGAGAGTGCGCTGAATAAATTGAACCGGCTGAGCTGCTTTGTCTTTGTTGCGTGACCACTCAAGAAATAGCTGATGCGCTCGTTCTTGCTCGTACTCGCTGGCCTCAAGCGCAAGCAGCTCGTTTTTGTCATAGCTCTGATACCAAGAAATCAGGCGCTCACTTTGGGTTAATACCTTCTGGTGAGCGCGTCTGTTTTTCTTGGTTACGTAGGTAGACGTCACTCCGCTACCTCAACGGCTACGAGTTCTGGGGCTTTCCCTTTCGTTATCAGTTTGGATTCCTTGTATGCGTATCTCATACCGCCTCCAACTCTTGTGTAGTCACTAACAGATAACCGCCCTTTCCGCGTCCTTTGCTGATGATTCCCTTTTCGCGGGGATGCATCACACTGCAATCGAGATCGCGGCAGGCTTGGTTCATGGCGTCTTGCATTGATTCAAAATCGCCAATCAGAATGTTGGCGACTTCCTGAGTTTGTTCGTGGCGGATCACTCCACCATCAGCACAAAGCATTACTGCAGCGTATTGCATCAAACTTTCCCCTTCTCCAACTCATCGCGGCGTGCGGCGATTCGCTCGATCAAGTCATCCTCGATCGCCAGTAGGTCTTTGAGTGCTTGCTTGTCGTCCAGCAGCACAATGTTGTGGGCGTGCTCTGTTGTGGTTGCGGAGAAGATGATGACGTTCAGCATCTTCATGCTTGAGGAATATTCGATACGCACACTCATCACATCGGCGCTATCAATAGCGAGTGCATACAGGCTGGTAATAGTGGCGACAATGGCGCGTTCAAACGCCTCTTTGGTTACTGGGTCTTTCATCATCTTTGCTCCTACGCTGAGACGAAAAAAATCCCTCCCTCAATCCGAAGAAATCGAGAGGGCAAAGGTTGGCTAGGTAAAAAAGGGTTAAGACCAGCGCTCTTGAATGCGTTGCGCTTGTCTGTCGATTCGTTGGATTTCTTCGGCGATACGCGCGCGCTCTAGCTGGCGGGTATCTTCGTGGTTGGCTTTTGTAACCAGTTCTTGGCGCTTAGTGCGCAACGGCTCAAGCTGCCTTTCTTTGAGTGAATGGCGAACATTCTGCAGGTTCGCTAACCCTCTGGCTTTTTGCGCGGCATTTAAGCTGTAACAGCCCAAATCAGGGCAAGGCATGTGACAAGGTTCTGCGAATATTTGAGTAGCAACTGACATAACAAATTCTCCTAAGCTAAACCCGGGATGGGCGCACCGTTGACGAGAAAATCCATCCCCATCGACAACATAGGGGTCACGCCTGTAGTGCGGTTTTCTAAATCGGAAATCATCAGAACGAGGTTGCCGAGCGCAGCATGCGCTTTCGCCAATGTTCTGTTTTTGGTGGAGCGCGGCAGGCGCTCTGCAGTGCACATTTGCATTGCATCGCCAGAGAGCTCGCCGCTGAGCGCGTTGTTCATTAACGTGCGCTCAATGAAGCTTTTCTGTTCTGATTCCGGTGGCAGCGCCACGGTTACGGTGCCCAAGTCGCTATAAAGAACGTTGTGAATGGAGTAGTCGCCAGAGTGATGGCACAACCACGCCAGCTCGATGGCATAAAGCTTGTGCGGCTGCTCGGGGTTGAGCTTGTTACGCAGCATGGTTTCGCCCATATCCATCTTTCTGGCCAGTGAAGCCATGTTGTGGTTGGTTGCAAATGCACAGCACGCTTCGTCAAACGCGTTTTGTTTGGCACTACGTAAACTGCACATGGCGATGTTCGCGTCCATGTTTGACAATCCTTATAGCAACGTTGGAATGCAAATGACTGCCCAGGCGAACAAATGAAGCCATAGCGGGCAGTAAGATTTGGTTGGAATCAGGGAGGAAAAACGCATGGTTACACCTGCTGCATCGCGGCTTGCTCGGCCCACTTATACAGGTTCACCAATACGGTTGATTTGGCTGAAGGCTTCTCCATAACAGGGATTCGGCCTGCATTGCGCAGGTTGTCGAAGGTAGACGACGTCATACCTGTTCTTCGAAGAAATTCACGTTTAGTCACATAGGGTGTATCTATGGCTATTTGTATGCTGGCCATGGTGGTATCCTTATGAGTTAGCGCTTATTTGTGGTTATCTAGGCGCAAAATTGAACACACAAGGATATTAGATCGCCAAAAGTTTATTTTCAATAAACATTTTGCGACCTCAATCAAAATCACGCCGGAAACATAGATGAAAAGAGAGAAAATACTTCCTTTTGATTACATGAAAGGGGCGGAATTTACTGAAACTTTAAAGCACATAACCAAAAGCAAAACCTTTTTGGACATGGCTGAACTTTTGGATGTCCCTAAGGCAACATTTAGCACTTGGAATCTCCATGACAGAACGTCACATGAGTTAATGGTGCGTCTACATTTGGCGATGGGAATTCCAATTGAAGAATTGGCACTGAAGCCCGAGGATCGTAAAAACTTTAAGCGTACATCGAACTCGCTTGCACCAGTACAGAACCAGACACCAGAAACTCAAACGCAGCACAGCTCAGTTATCATCAAAAGCTTTTGTTTGACCAACGGTGAACTGCTCGATACAGGTGAGCTGCCTTATGCGGTACGCCGGATGAACAGCTACAACCTCAACCCTGATTTCGTTATTGAAGTTGAAACGAATGACGCTGTTTATCTGGTTGATAAAAGCTCAACCAACCCAGTATCGGGGAAATACCTGATTGATATCGATGGCACGCTTTCGATCAACCACATCCAACGTTTGCCAGGTAAAAAGCTTGCAGTGGTGTTTGGTGATAGCACCGTTGAAGTTGCAGAAGAAGACATCAAGGTTGTTGGGCGTGTTGCGGTGACTTTGAAGAAAGATTGA